GCGCCAGTCGCGCGCCAGAAGACTGCGTTTCAAGGCGATCCAATGCGGCCCCTAGCGGTTGAGATTCCGCTCTAGCGAGCGCTTTTCCGCTCTACAGCGGGACGGCTCTCAGATGTAGTACATGTGCCCTCTACCCGACCGCAGAGCCGGACTTCGCTCTGCGCTGCGGGTTTCGACCGCTGGGCAACCGCTCTCGACCGCCCTGCATCCCGTATCGACTGTCGCGCGACTGTCGCGCGCTGCGACTAGGTGATGGTGCGCGGGGCGAGGCCCAGGACCCGGACCCCGCCCCGCATCGGGCGGTCGCAGCTACCGCCCGGCGGTGAACAGCCACCGCCCCTCGGCGAGCGCGTTATGCGCCGCGCCCGCCAAGCTTCTACCGCTCGCCCACGTCCGGGGGCGCGTTCGGGTCCACCTCGTCCACCTGCCCCTTGAGGCCCTCAGCGACGTGGCGCGGCACCTGAAGGGTCGCGCGGTCGCCGTAGGCGATGCCCTCGTGGATGACGGTCTGCCCGGGCTTGACGTGGACGTGGACGATCTCGTTGGGATCTTTGGTCTTAGCCATGTTGATCTCCTATCCGCTTAGGCGAGCAGGCCGGTGACGCGCACGATGCCGGTCGGCGTCGGGCTGATCAGGTCGCCGCGCAGCTTGCCTCTCATCTCGCTCTGGTCTGAGTTGAAGAGCCTCGAGCGGTCGAGCTCGATCTCGATCGGGCTGCGCTGCACGTAGACGAGCGAGTCGACGTCGTAGACGTAAGCCGAGTTCGTCACCGCCCCGGACGTGCCCAGGACCTCGTTCGTCGAGAGCTGGGCGCTCGTCGAGACCGGTACGCCGAAGACCGAGGCCGGCGAGGTCGCCGAGGGGTCGCTCGACCAGAGGTAGGTGCCGCCGGTCGACGCCTTGAGCTTGCGCAGCGCGCCGACGTTCCTGGGGGCCGCGACGATCCTGATCCGCTCGCGCGGGACGTTCACGGCCTCGAGCAGGGCGATCGCATCGGCGAAGTTGTCGAGCGTCGGGGCCTGCCCGTTCGTGGCCGCGGCGAGGGTCTGGATCCCGACGATGTTCTTGAGGCCGCGGATCTCCGGCGCGGTGCCGGTGCCCTCGAGCAGGCCGGCGTCGAGCTTGAGCGCGAGCACCTTCATGAGGTGGTCGTTGAGGACCGAGGCGATCGAGGGGTCCGAGTCGTCGAGGACCTCGTTCGAGAACTGCGTGAGGTGGGCGAGCTTGCGCGGAGTCGCCGTCAACGTCGAGAAGGTCGGATCGCCGGGGGCGATCGCCGCGGCCTCGGCGTACCAGGCCGGGACCACGTCGGCCGTCAGGGTCGGATAGACGACGCTGTCGGCGTCGGTCGTGATCGTCCCGATCCCGCTCGAGAGGACCACGCTCGCGGCCCTCAGCCGGTCGTAGAGGACCGTGGAGAGCTCGCCCGGGCTCACCGCCGCGGCGGTCGTCAAGGCACGATTCTCGCCCTTGCGCACGGATCGCAGGCCGTCCTCGATGCGCTGGGCGACCGTGCGCTCCTCGGCTACGGCCGCGCGGTCCTCGACCTGGAGGCCGCCGCTCGTGCGCTCCTCGGTGGTGTCCGTTTCCGTTTCCATGGTGTTCCTCTGATCGTTGTTGTCGGGGCGGGTCCTCAGCTCAACTGAGGCCGCGGGGTATGCGCCGTAGGTGGCGACGGTCACGTCTTGGAGCTCGGCGACGGTCTTGACCGTGCGGACCTCGCCGCTCCAGCTCTCCTCGCCGACGACGAAGCGGAAGCTCGCGCCGTCGATGTCGCCGCGGCGGACGGCCTCGCGGACGTTCTCGCCGAGCGGGGAGTCGGGGAGGTCGGCCTCGAAGCGCAGGCCGCGCTGCTCGTCGCTCAAGCGCAAGGTGCCCGACTTCGACCGCGCGAGCACCGAGGAGGGGTCGTGATTGAGCAGGCAGCGCACGTCGGCGTCGAGGACGCCGGCGAAGGCTCCGGGGGCGATGCGCTCGCGGAAGCCGCCCAGATCACCGCTCTCGACGTCGTAGACGGCGGCGTAGCCGTGCAGGGTGCGACCGCGGGTGTCGAGAGCCTCGACGTCCACGTCAACCGTGCGCTGCTCGGGGGCCTTCGGGTGCTCAGACATTGGTGTTCCCTTCCGGCTGGAGGTCTTCCAGCTCGCGTATCTCGTCGCGGCGCATCCACCCGGTCTCGGGATTCAGCGCGCGGGCGTAGACCTCGGAGCGCGTCGCGCCATCGGCGCGGAGCAGACCGTCGAGGTCGAACTGGACATAGGTGCTGCCGGGGCAGAGGTCGTTGTCGTTGGAGATCGCTCGCTCGATGCGCACGATCCACGGCCGAAGTGAGTGGGTGACGAGCGCCCGGTTCTGCTCGGTCACGTTCGCGTAGGTGAGAGAGTCTCCGGTCGGGGCGTCGATCGCCCACGCCGGCACCCTGAAGATCCTCGCCACCTCACGGGCCGACAGCTCTCGCTGCTGAAGGAACTGGCTGTCATCGGCGCTGAAGCCGAGCGGGGTGAAGCTCACCTCGCCGCTGAGCACCGCAACCCGATGCATATTCTCGACGCCGCCGTGGGTCGCCGACCACTGGCTCGAGAGGTTCTGCAACGCATCGACGCTGCTGGCGCCTTGGGCGGTCAGGATCCCGCTCGGGCGCGAGCCGTGCTCGAAGTATTGGCGGGCGCTCTCCTGCAAGCGGCTCGAGAGCGAGAGGGCGAGTCTGCACTGCGCCACGGGGCTCAGGCCGCGCAGGCCGTCTGAGGACATCCCCTTGATATGGAGGATGTCGTCGGGCCCGTGCTCGGTCTCACCGCCGTCTCGGCGCAAGACGTAGACGACGCGCTGGCCGCGCATCTCGACGCTGATCCGCTGAGGGTCGAGCAGCCCGAGCTGGACGATTGAGCCCTCGCTACGAAACTTGCCGACGAAGGCATCGCCGTGGAGGTTGAGGTGGACCATCTTCTGGGAGATCAGGTCGACGCCCGTAGAGCCCGGCGAGGGCGAGCGCAATAGCTGGACGATCCGGCTCTCATCTCCGGCCGGGATGCGGCCCGCGGGGGTGCGGCGGAACGCCGAGAGCGGCAGGGAGCTGATCGAGTCGGCGAGCACCCGCACGCACGCGTAGGCGTCGGCGACCCTCAGGGCGGTCGCCTCGGTCACCTCGAGCGGGGCGCCGGCCGAGTAGGGCGACATCGCCGCCGGGAGGTTGGTCCGCGTAAGGGTGCGGCTCTCACCGCCTCGGAGATCGTCGCCGCGGAGGTAGCTCAAAAGGCCCATTACCTCAACAAGTATAGTTAAACCCTCCGTCAAACATTGAGGGTTAGAGCATGGACGAACATGGACGCAAAGCAAGGCCCGCCCCTAGGGCCCCCTTCCCCCGCCGCTCGAAGGGGTGGCTCCTCTGGCACAACACGGTCCACGCCCTCGAGGCTCAGGGAAGCTGGCGGCACGAGGACGGCTCGCTGCTCGCCGCCTACGTCCGCTCGGTGCTGACCGCAGACGCGGCGCGCCGGGCACTCGAGGAGGAAGGTCTCACTACTCAGACCGCGGACGGCCGGGCCATAGCTCACCCGCTCGTGCGGGTCGCCCGCGAGGCTGAGGCCGACGCCCGAGCGGCGGCGACGGCGTTACTGCTCACCCCGGCCGCGAGGCGGCGGGCCGGCGTCGACGCGGTGCCCGACGCGGTGCCGGACTGGATGGGCCCGGGTGTCGCTTGAGCGCTTTGAGGCGTTCTGCCGCGCGGTCGGCCTCGAGCTCGAGCCCTTCCAGCACGAGATAGTCGATGAGGTCTTCGGCGGCCGGCGCGAGCTGCTTTGCCTCTTGCCGCGAGGCAACGGCAAGTCAAGTCTCCTAGCCGCCGTCGCGCTCTTTCACCTTCTGACAACGCCGAACCCGGCGGCCTACGTCTGCGCCGCGAGTCGAGAGCAGGCGTCGGTCCTGTTCGACATCGCTCGAACGATGGCCGTCTCCGATCCCGGGATTGAGCGCCGGGTCGAGATCACCCGCCGCGAGATCAGGACCGCGGGAGGATTCCTCAAGGTCATCTCCTCCGACGCCCCGCGACAGCACGGGCTCATCCCCTCGCTGGCAATCATCGACGAGCTGCACGCCCACCCGAACGACGAGCTCTACATCGCCATGAGCACCGCGATGATGAAACGCCCCGGGGCGAAGCTCATCACGATCTCGACGGCCGGCACGGGCCCCGAGAGCGCGCTCGGGCGCCTACGGACCCGTGCTCTTGCCCTGCCCTCGGTCGAGCGCAGCGGGGCGCTCACGCGCGCCTACGGGCCGAACTTCGCCATGCTCGACTGGTCGGTCGCCGACGATGCGGATATCGAGGACGCGGCCGTGGTCAAGGAGGCGAACCCGGCGAGCTGGATCACCGAGCAGGCCCTCGGCGAGCAGCGCGAAGCGGTTCCCGAGCTCGCCTATCGGAGGTTTCATGCAAACCAGTGGACCAGCCGAATCGGCTCATGGCTCCCTGCCGGCGCCTGGCAGCGTTGCGCCGGCACGCCCGAGTTCGAGGACGGGGAGCGGGTCTGGCTCGGCGTCGACATCGGCGGGAGCCGGGCAGACTCGGCGGTCGTCTGGATCAATGAGCGGCTGCACGTCGGCGTTGAGATCTTCACGGGCGAGGACGCCGTGACCGAGGTCGCCGCGTTCGTGGGCGACGAGCTCGCGGAGCGGTTCACGGTCGCCGAGGCCGTCTATGACCCCTGGAGGGCCGGTCAAATGGCAAGGAGTGGGAGCAGCGTGGGCTTTCCGCGGTCGCCTTCCCTCAAAGCGACAGCCGCATGATTCCAGCATCACAGGCGCTCTACGACGTCGTGGTCGAGCAGCGGCTCGTGCATCCCGACGACCCGAGGCTGAATCGCCACGTCGCCGCCGCGGTGGCGCGGCACGGGCGGCGAGGTTGGAGACTCGATAAGCCCGCGGGCGGCGAGAACATCGACGGCGTGATCGCGCTCTGCATGGCTGCCGAGCGAGCGGCAGTGAGGCCCGAGCCGGTCGCACTCCTCGGATGGCTTTGACGCCCTGTCTCGGGTGTCGGAGGCTCACCCGCGAGGGGAGCCGGTGCGCCGCCTGTCGATCGGCCGGCCGCGTTAGAGGTCGCCGCGGGCAGGCGCAGCGAGCGCAGATTCTCGCTGCCCACGGCGGGCGGTGCGCTGAGTGCGGGGCCGCGGGAGTTCGGCTTGAGGTACATCACCGCGACGGCAATCCGCGCCACGACGTGCCCGGCAATCTAATCCCGCTATGTCCGCCATGCCACCGGCAGGCCGGAGTGGACCTGCGCTAGCCGCCGTCCGAACGCCGGTCTAAGAGCCTTCCTGGACCTCGGTGATCGTGTCCGCCACGAGGC